ATTCTTTTTAATAAATTCTAAAATAGCTAACCCGTCTTCAAAAAATTCCCTCATTTCTGAGGCTGAAGAGAAGTGCTGTTTATTATTTGCCTCGTAAGACTTTTTATAGTTTTCCATAAACCTAGATTGGAAATGTTCCTCTAGGTTAATTTTATCTGCTACGGTACCGGCAACATCATAAGCTACAGTTAGATAATGTTGGAGTGTTTCGTGAAATGAGGTTCCAAACACAGTATGAATACTGTCTGAAAATAGCTTGTTTTTATCTTTGTAAGTAAGAGCCCATTTGTGTGCACATGTCTTATACATTGAAAATTGGCTATAGGAAATCATCTTATCCGTAGCGTAGTTGATTTCCATAGGAGTAAATTTCTTTATCTCCTTAATTATTTTAGGTATTTTTTTAGCCACTACTTTAGCTCCTTAACTAACTTTTTGATTTCTTTTTCATTAACCCCCATCTTACTTAAGATACTTTCAACACCTGTCTTGTCTAGTAATGTTGAATACTCTTCAGCCTCGCCTAAGGAGCATGAAAAATAATCAGCAAGTTTAGCAACTAATTCATCATTAGGACCTGTGTGATTACTTTTTACATACTTAAAAAATATTTTCTTTTTCGGTAACATGTTTTTATATAGCAAATAAATTTTTTCCTTTTCGGCGGAGGGTATTCTTTGTGCTATGTTGACTAAATCAACATACGGTTCATACATAGAAACAAATCTATGAATTATGTAAGGATTGAAAGACTCCCTATCAGTTTCTTCAAAGGAGTCCCAATCCTGTTTCCCTACAGTGATGTTATCTAGCCAATTAAATAATGTAATCGGCATACTCTTCACGTAAGTCTTTAGGTACCATTCCCTCTAGCATTTTACCTGTTACAGGATCAAAAAATACAGGGATAGGAACAATAGCATCTTCGGGAGTTCCAGCAATAAATTTGCTTACTTTACGTAAAATAACTCCTTCTTGCCATACTGGAGAGCCACTTTCAGTGTTTAATCCATTAGTGGCTTTCAAGTCAAAATTCATTTTTAATTCAGGTTGTTTCATTTTTTATTCGTTTATAGGTTCAAATTCAATATCGTCTACTCTTCTACAAAAGTAAAAGTCATTATTATCTTTTAATACAGTATCACACATCCATAGCTCTTTAAGGCCTTCAATTACATCTTTATCTTCCTTTTTAAACGTTAATTTACGAAAAGGAATGTATAAAATCCCGTCTTTATTAAACATTTTTGGTAACATTTTTCTTATATTCTTTCCATTCTAAATAAAATCCCATAGCAACTAGTAAATTCATACCTATAGATGACCATAACTCAACTAAATCATGATATACATTTAACGTTAAGTGAACGTGTCCTACCATCCAAAAAGGTATAGATAGGTTACCGGCAATCCACGTTACTAGATACTTTAGGAAATGTTTCATATAACCTGTTTCTTAGATATTACAGCTAATACCTGAGATATGCAAGACATTATGTTGATTTCTTTATCTACTCTAAATCCTGCTTGATATTGCATTTCAGATAAAATAACAATTATTTCACCTTCTCGATTAAGAGCAAATTCACTTATATTTTCAAATAAAAATCTAAATAAGTCATCATAGTCATTTACTCCCGAATCAGCAATTATTTGTCTGATTTGGGTAAAAGATGTTTGTGTTGGTTTCTTTAGGATATTAAGTACTTGGCTTTGATAGGTGTTAGATACTAACAAACTAGGATCAAGTTTTAATGTATTATCAACTGTTGATGATTGACATACATTAAGCGTTTTACGCAAGTCAGGGTAGTACTTATTAATAATAATAGCTAAGTCTTTAATATCATATTTAGTACCTTCACTATCTAGAACTGAGGCAACGTGGCGAGCAGAATCTGATTTACTAGGTGGTACAATTTTTAAGACATGGCATCGTGACTGAAGAGGATCAATAATACGTTCAATATAATTACAAGTTAAAATAAAACGAGTAGTACGTGAAAACGTTTCAATAATGTTCCGTAATGATGCTTGTGCCTGAATTGTTAAGAAATCAGCCTCATCTAATATAACTACTTTAAGTGGTTTAAATGATGCTGTACTAGCAAATGATTGTACTTTTTCTCTAATTGTATCAATACCTCTTTCATCACTCGCATTGATGTACATATGATCACAACTAATTTTAGCTACAATAAGTTTAGCTAATGTAGTTTTACCTGTACCTGCAGGTCCATAGAAAATAAAATTTTGGATATCGTTCTGATCTAGATATTGTTGGATGATTTCTTTAATGTTTTCATTACCAACATAGTTAGCTAGTTCGCTCGGACGATATTTTTCAACTAATAGTGTGTGTTCTCTCTTATTCATCTTCCCCGTAAATGTTATATGTTTTAGGTTTTACTTCAAAAATTTCTTCCCTAATAACATACAATTTCCCTTTTAAAGGTTCAAGTCTAAATGCTTGAGGTTTTGTAACACATGTAACGTAATAGGCATTTAGTGCTTCAGTTAAAGAATTATATATGCCTTCACCTTCTACATTCCATTTATCACCCGGAGGGACACGGGTAGCAATTTCAATATTTTTTTCTTGTTTCATAACTTTATTTGTTTAGCAATATAGGGTAATAGGGAATCTAATAGATAATTTACGGATACCCCTTTATTATTTAAAGTAATATATAAATTTCCCGAGTCGGGTACAAAATATACATTAGTTATAACATAAGTTACATCCTCAATTAACAATGTATTCCCTATTAACCCTACAGCATCTTGCATTTTTAGTACATTTCGGACATTCCTCCCAAGCCAGCGTCGTCTTTAGTATCTTCGGGTTTGTCGACTACAACAGCCTCAGTTAATAATATAGTTCCAGCAACTGAAGCAGCATTCTGAAGTGCTGTACGAGTTACTTTGGTTGGGTCGATTACTCCAATTTCTCTCATATCGTAAAAATCTTCATCTTTAAGATTAAATCCCCACCAATAATCACCACCTGTAGCTCCTGCTAAAGCATTATAAATATCTTCTTGTACATACCCGGCATTAGATAAAATCTTTTTAAATGGGCTTGAACATACCTCATATACAATTTTACTTCCGATGTTACTAAAATCAGTAATACCATTACGGGCATGTAGTAAAGCCATTCCACCACCAGGTACAATACCTTCTTCAATTGCTGCTTTAGTAGCATGAAGAGCATCCTCAACGCGGTCTTTTTTTTCTTTCATTTCAGTTTCAGTGTTTCCACCTACATAAACAATAGCTACACCACCAACCATTTTAGCTAGACGTTCTTGTAGTTTTTCAACTTCAAACGCTGATTTAGCGTGTTCGATTTGGTGTTGTAAATCTTCAACTCGTGCTTTAATTTTTTCCTCATTACCGTTACCATCAACTAAAGTAGTTTCTTCCTTACTAACAGTTGCTAAACGACACTCACCCAACCAATCTAGATTAAATTTGTCGAGTTTCATACCACGGTCAGGAGAAACAACAGTACCACCAGTTAAAGTAGCAATGTCTTCCATAATCAACGCTCTACGATCCCCAAAGTCAGGAGCTTTAACAGCACATACCTTTAATAGACCTCTCATTTTGTTTACAATAAGAGTAGCAAGTGCTTCACCATCAATATCCTCAGCAATAACCAACAAAGGACGATTTTGATTAGACATGTTTTCAAGCAAAGGCAATAACTCTTTTACTTGGGTTAATTTTTTGTCATAAATTAACACTTTAGGGCGTTCTAAAACAGACTGCATAGTGCTGTTGTTAGTAACAAAGTAAGGTGATTTGTAACCACGATCAAATTGCATACCTTCTACTGTTTCAAGATAGGTTTCACCTGTACGTGATTCTTCAATTGTGACAACACCGTCACGACCTACTTTTTCCATTGCGGTAGCAATTAAAGCCCCTACTTCAGGATCATTATTTGCTGAAATGGTTGCAATTTGAGTTAATTGTTCCTCAGATGAGATTTCCTCAGAGATTTCTGTCTGAAGGTGCTCAATTACTTCCTTAACAGCTTTATCAATACCTCTTTTAATTTCTACAGCATTCATTCCATTACTCAAATGTGTTAAACCGGCTTTAACCATTTCTTGAGCTAACAAAG